TATTCTGACCAAGAGATTGCACAGTTTCAAATCGCTGTCGGGGGCGAACTAAACATTACAGGACATGATCCAGCAGATATACAAGAATTCATAAAAACAGCAACTGGAGTTAGAACTTCAAAGATTATTATTGATGAGCAAAAGCAGAATATATCATCCTCTGATATTAGTAGTTCCTCATTGGGCGCAACGGTTAACAATAGGATATTAGCGAACGAGGTGGGACTTAACACCAACGAATCAAAAGATACATTAGTAAACGTTCTAATTGAAAAACCTAAATCTATCGCAGAATTTAAAGTAGACTTTGATGCAATAAGTGCCTTACCTTCTAATGTGTGTGATAATCAATGTAAAAGCACAAAAAAATATCAACTAAGTGCCGAAATGAATAAAGCGAACCATCAACAGTATTACTTTGATAAACAGACTGAACGATTACTAAAGGAAGCAGAAGTCAGAGCAAAACTTAATACGAAGATGAGAACACTAACGGTCAATGGGTTTCGCAACGCTTCTCTTACAGTGGGAGAACAAGCAGATATGGGCGTACTTGCTGATGGCATCAACGATATTTTAGATAAGACTACATTAACTTCTGATGAAATAATCAGAAAAAATAATTTGCTTTTAGAATCAAAAGCCGTACTAAAACAGCACATACTAGATAATAACCTAGACCTCAGTGAGGCTGATGAGTCTTCAACTCTAGAAGCACTAGTATATCAAGTAAATGCGAAAGCGGCACTAGAGTCACTATCAAAGATTGACTACGCTACGATAACAGGATATGCAGACGCTTCTAATACAATAGTTAATGATGTAAATTCAGGCTATCGAGCAAATTTGAATCAAGCAATCAATGTTGGTAAGATACAAGGAGAACTAACAATCAATAGTTTAAAGCAAGATGCGATAATTAACAAAAACTACTACTTTCAGCCTAATCATAGACTTGTTGATGCAATATCACTAGAAGACCTTGAACGTGACTTTGCTATAAAATCTCTTCTTCAAGAGGATGAAGTGATAGGTCAAATTGCAACGGTAGAGATAGCAGGCGTAGAAGAGTATGTTGAGGTATTGGTTCCAGTAGATACAGTAAGTGTAGAAAAACAACCAGTCGTATTTAAAACAACGGGTCTTCCCCTTAATACATATAATGTACTTTTACCAATTACAAATCTGAAAGAAAAATTGGCGGCAGTTGGCGGAGATAAGTCAATGCTAAGTCAACACCAAGAGGCTCAAAAGATGTATCAATTAATAACAAGTACTAATACGGGTCAGATGAAAGTAATAACAGATGGTGCTGGTGTAAAAATCAAGGTTAAAGACTATTCTACAGTTGGCATGATAACATACACAGACGCCAATGGCGTATCTCAGACTATTGATCCTGTTGCACTTTTTAGTTTACATACAACTACTTACAATGATATATACCCACTATATCAGAGTGATTTCAACACTATCAAAAGTGGAATCGCTACGTTGTTTCCTAATATAAGTACAACAGATGCTCCTTCAAGTGGAATAATTTCCAGCAATAGAAGAAGCGATTTAATACTAGATATTAGTAGCAACAAATTTATAGTAGACCCTAACCCATAACAAGAGGAATAATTAATGGCAGAAAAATCAACTTTCGCAAGTATACTCGATAAACAGACAGCACACCAAGATTCTCCTATGGGTACTGCACTGGGAAAAGGTATGTACAAGGCTGTGGTTGTTCTTAAAAATCCAACTACTGACGAAGTTTACATTGACCCTACTGGTCGCGGCAGATTAGCCGCGTATGTGCCTGCATTAGATGGTAATCCCTCTAATCCAATGTTCTTTCAACATGCTAGTGCTACTGGTTCGTTTGGTCAACCCGACAAAGAAGGTACAGTCATTTTTGTATTCTTTGCTGAGGTGGGTTCCGTAACTGATGGATACTGGCTAGCAACTTCACAACAGGTACCGGATATTGTAAGTGGTGGCTCAAGAGGCAATCCACATATATCTGGAGATGGCCAAGGTGAAGGAGTATTTACGAATATTGGCGCCGCGAAAGCGACTCCCACTACAATCAATGAAGCCAAAGCCGCAGATGAAGACATAAAGAACAGCGAAAGAAATGCGGTTACAGCCGCACAAGGAACATACAGTGATTATGTAAGAGGCTCATCTACTGCTTCTCCTCATAGAGATGCAAACTATAAGATACCGCAATTACCAAAAGTTAACGGAATGAGAACACCTGGCGGCTCTGCAATCACAATGGATGACGGTAGTATCGATGACACGGGCGAGATTCATCCTGAACAAATAAGAATAACAACACAATCTGGCGCAGCCATTATTTTAGATGGTGGTAATGATCTTATCTATGTTGTAAATAGTGCTGGAAGTGGATGGGTAGAAGTTGGAGCAAATGGCGAAGTCATGGTCTACGCAGAAGGTTCACTGAGTATGAGAACAGAAAAAGATTTTAATCTTCGTGCTGATAAAAATATCAACATGGAAGCAGGTGAGAACATTAATATTCGTAGTGTTAAGAACACTAAGATTAATGCTACCGAAGAATTACATCTACGAAGCAAAGGAGCACAGTTCTTGCAAAGTGAAGCAGGAATGAATGTTGATGTCGGAGTTAATTGCTTAGTAACAACTGGTGGGGTATTACATTTGAATGGACCAATTGCACAAAAATCAGAACTCATTCTAGTTGGTGAAATGGATGATATGAATGATTCTCAATGTACTAAACTTAAAGAGACCATTGTATCTGTTCTGCCAACACATGAACCATATCTTAGACCACAAGCAAAAGAATTAAAAGACACAGCAAGTGCATATTCGATTTTGGCAGCAAGTGACGAAGGTAAAGAGAATGCAAAGGGGTAGATTATGATTTTTGACAAACGAAAAGGTTCATTATTAAATTACATACAGTTACCGTTACACGTAATAACACCTACTGGTACGTACTTAGGAACGGGATATAGCATAAAGGGCAAACCAACATATATACTATCTCATGAGAAAGTGAACTTAGAGAGTGTAAACACCTTGACGTTTTCACCAATGAGCAAAGATGCAATAATACTTGACAACAAACCAACACTTGAAGTTACTGACAACGTAGTTGGTTACAATTATAAGATTTCAGATACTGAATTGAATTATGGGTATATTACTGTTGCGTCTACTCGCATAGATATCGAATCTAAAAAGATAACAAAAGGAATGGCTGAATTTATTTTAGAAAAACAATTACGAAATATCGGTAACATACTTGAAAAGTTTATCAAAGTAAAAATAGCACAACCACAATATGATGCACTGTTATATCACTTTTATAATGAAGGCACGAGTACTATAGAAAATAGTCCAGTGATTGCTCTTATAAATGCAAAAGATTGGTATGCGATAACTGACGAAATTCAAACAGGTTTAATGAAAAATGACAGAGTAGATGAACGATTGGCTATACAGAAAATGAAAACTGCAAAGATGTTCAGTTACGTGCCAAGTTTTTCTTAACGAGTTACTAAGACTTTATCTGCTAATCCATAAGCAACAGTTTCTTCCGCTGACAAAAACTTGTCACGTTCCATCGCTTCAGTTAACTCATCAAATGTCTTACCAGCAGAATTGTGATTCACATAGATTTGAGTCAATCTTTCTTTCATTTTCATCATCTCATCGACTTGAATCTTCATATCAGTTGCTTGTCCGCCTGCACCACCACTAGGTTGATGAATCATTGTGCGACTGTTTGGCAACACATGTCGTTTATCTTTAGCACCTGCTTGAGCAAGTAACGAACCCATCGAACATGCTTGGCCCATCACAGTTGTAGCAACATCAGAACTAATAAATTGCATAGTATCATATATCGCCATGCCAGATGTGACAGCACCACCAGGTGAGTTGATATAAAAATGAATATCTTTGTCTGGATTCTCTGCTTCTAAGAATAATAACTGGGCACAAATCAAATCTGCCTGATAGTCATTAACTTCACTAGTCAAGAATATTACTCTTTCTTTTAATAAACGAGAGAAAATATCGTAACTACGCTCTCCATTTGCTGATTGGTCAACGACCATTGGTACTAAAGTTGGCATAATTTGTTATCCTTATTGTGATTTCTAGTATTATTTATATACTATGATAACATTATTGGACCCATTTGTCAATCAAAAACTGCGAAGTTTATACCATGATAAATACATTTAGTAATTAACTACAGAGAAAAAAACAAAATGGCATTATTCACTGGTTTCAGTACAAAAAATAAAAAAGCAATCAATCACGAGTTGACTGATAAAGATTTAGTGGTAGAAGACCTTATGAATCACATCATGACTCGCAAGGGCGAACGTATAATGCTACCTACTTATGGCTCTATTATTCATGATATGATATTTGAACCATTAAC